GTTGGATTTAGAAGTCTTTCTCTTTTATCCGTTAATAAAAAATTAATTATATTATATTTAGTTTGTTCTTTTGTGGTATATACGCTAGTAAAAGCGTTTGTAGCGGCAAATGGAATCTTGACTCCAATGGCAGTAGATTTTTTTAAATCAAAAGGCGATATTTGTGTTAATTGATATGCCATACTACATTACTCCTTTCGACATTAAATTTTTCATAAGCCCTGAATAGTCAGGAACTTCGTTAATTTGTACCATAGATATATCCGAACTTGGTCTAGCTGTGCTAAGCATGCTATTTACGTCGCTGACTTGTACTTCTTTAGGTTGAAAAAAAGAAGTTGGATTAACATTGTCTGTGTTAAAGCTTAGTGTATCGAAGTCATCGTTTTGCATTGACATAGCCGTTTCATTCAAAATAGAATTTAATGGCGAAGAATTTGTAAATTGTCTATTCTGTTGTGATTTATATGTATCAACAGTATTCAAAGTCATAGGAAATTGAGACTTCTTCATTTCTTTAATGATGTTGCTGATGCCAGTATCTGGTTTTTTTACTTCGCTTAATATCTTCGGTAACTCTTCTCTAAGCGCGGCTTTTACTTCTTCTCTTATTAGTTTTCTAAGTAAATCTATTTTTGCCATATGTTATAAATATTATTTTTGTTTATTTTATTGATGCTAGTTCTCTTTCTAACTCTTTTATTTTATTTTCTACTTTTTTTATCTGTTCGTTCTTTCTTTTAATCAAGACTATGAAAGCAGGTGCGCTTGTAGGATTAGCAGCAATCAAAATTTTATATTTCTTAATAGCGTCTTTATAAATAGATATAGTATCCATTTGTCCTTTTATAGCATCTTTTAAAGCGTCTTGTCGCCTCTTCTTAACAGTATTAGAAGTAAATTTACCTCCAGTATCTGATTTTGCAAGATTGTTTGCTAATTCTAATTTTTGAGCGGCCATTTTTATCCTCATTCTGCGCCTCAATTTCTTACCGCCCTTTAGTTTACTTACGAAAGAGTTTATATTTACTGTGTCGTCTCCTACTTCATCATCATCTTCATCTTCGTTATCAGGTAGATCTAATACTGCGTCAAAGGCAAGAGATTCTTCTAACGTATCTATCGACAAATCGGTGCCTTGTAGATAATTAAGAGACTCTTCCATTATATTTAATTCTTCTAAAGATGCTGCTGAGGAAGCCGCTGTTTCTACGAGTTTTTTAGAAATAAGTAATAATTTAACTTCTTCTATAATAACCCTATCATCTGAAGCAAAAGTTGCTGTAGATTGAACTATTATAGCTCTATTTACGTCTAATGCGACTCCATATCTTCTTTTTCTGGGAATCGCTTCATCAACAAGTTGTTCTGTTATTATCTCTATAGTATAATTTCCGAACGTATTATCTTTTTTCTTTTTGTTATTATCGTAAGTTGATACAAATTCGTCTAATTGATCTTTTATTGATTCTAAAGTTTTTATAGAGTTTTGTAAATCGACTACCGAATTAGATAAAGGGGGAAGATCTGAATCTTGGCAATTTAAAATGTTGTTAAGAAGCTCTTTACTTCCATCTATTAGCTCTTGTATCTTTAAAGTTAGATCTTTGCATAAATTATATATTGAATTGAATACACTATTAATTTCACTAAGCCTATTCATAAAATAATCCGCAGTATCTATTATTTTTCCGTTGGCTTCTGACATTAACGTTGATAATCCCAAAATCGTAAAAATATTAGGTACGGCTAAAACTTTTAGAAACTTATTTATTATTTTCAATATAAAGATAAGAACCATTGCAAGCGATATGATGAATCTACCATAGTTAATGTACTGTAAAATTTTATTTGATACATTTTGAATTTTTGTACTTGCGTCGGTAATATTTTTTATTGCTTTTGGAATATTCTTTGGATTTATTACTTTATTGAGCTTATTTATTTGTTGCATTAAATTAGTTCCAAATACAGTATCAGCAAATTGTAACGCAGCAACAGGATTATTTAAAGCTAATATAGCAGAACAAGTTGTCTTAGTTTTATTAATAAAATCAAAAATATCTTTTACGTTTTGATCATTGATATTATTGATATCTGTATATTTAGAGTAATATTTTTGAGCATTATCCAAAAAATTATTTATTGAATTCATTTCTGGATATGCATTTAATAAAGGTTCAGAATATAATAAACCTCTTGCGGACGATATAGTATTATTTACATTTTGAATTAAACCGTATAGTTCAACTTTAGAAGTAGGATTATTAATATCTACATAAGAAACTAAAAAATCATCGATAGTGTTATTTATTTGATAAGCATAATTTTGAACATTCCACTTTATGGAACCGAGAGTAGATTCAGAGGCTTTTTGTTTATCTCTTGGATCAAATGGAGGAGTTCCGGGTAATTTATTTAAACCGTAATTAAATATTGCACACACATCGACTTCTAATAATAAATTTAAAACGTTTATTAGTCCATAATCTAATGGATTTATTAACTTACTTTGAGAATTAGCTGGTTTTTTCCCGTAATAAACGTCATTAATTTTTTCTCTTATTGTGTATATGGCATTATTTATTTGAGAAGTAATATTTCCAAATCCTCTAGCTACACTTGCTTGTTTAGGAAATTTTTTCTTCTCTTTTTCTTGTCTTTTAGTTTCTTTAATTTCTCTTTTTGTAGGTTGCACAGGTTTTGGCACCTGTTGTTGCGATTGATTAATCGTAGGAGATATGTTTCCTCCAAGAGTTCCAAATGTATTATTTGTACTAACTCCAGACAGAGTATTTCCTCCACTTAAATTTAATGGTTTATTATCTGTTTGTATAGGTCCAAAATTATCTGGCATATCAAATGGTATTTTATCTACTAAAAGTAACTTTCGATAACGGATTTTGAGGATTCTCTTTATTTTCTAATATATCGGCTAATCTAGAAGCCATGCCATACATTGCATTTCCAGCACTTGCAATATTCATAAAAGAGGAAGCAGCATTTGATTCATTCACAGTAGATAGATAACTTCCTGCTTCTTGTAGAGATTGTAGCAAAAGCACAAGATTATCGATAAATACTTTTCCTAGTAGTATAGGTTGCCCTAATTTTTCTGCTTTATGTCCCAATTCTATTTTTGGACAATCAAATAATATTTTTTCATTAGCATCTAAATTTATAGTTTGCGGAGAGGATAAAGATATTATGCCTTTACCAAATAAAAATATACCATCAGTTTTAGAATGTAAAGTTACTCTATCCGACGTGAGTATGACTTGATTTCCGTTAAATGGGAATTTTGGACTTAACATTATCTTTGATTAGAATTTGAATTTAAAGATCTAGCATCTTGATCGTTAGCAGATACCATCTCATTAGTAGTTGGTATTGATTCTACCACAAGAGTAACTTGTTCCTGTTCGCTTAAAGATGTATCTAAAGAATAAGATCTTTTTGGAAAATTGGCAAAGTCAATGAGATTTATAATTTGACCAGCCGTTAAATATATTGCGGATCCATCTCTATTAATATCTTCAACAATGACAGGAGATGTTTCTTCTGCTGCATTTAGTTTTCTTTGTTGATTTAGTATTATGGTTATCGGTTTTCCATCTTGTGGATCGCCATTCTCGTCTTTTCCAGAAGACCAACTGTTAGTTTTTTTAAGTTCAGAAACAGTAGATCCCATTCTTATTGATTGGCCCCACCTTCCTTGCAATATAGTATCGCCTTCAAAAGGTCTCAAAGATCTAATGCCTTCATCTATTTCTTGAAAAGTGTAGCCTTGTGGTATTTTAGGCATTACTGGCTTTATTGGACCTGTAAAACCTTGTGCACTTACATTTTTTAAATAACTTGCGTACTCATTCATGTTTGGAAAAACATTGTGGTGTACTGAGTTCCAAACTGCGAAAGTCGGTAAATACCAAAGATCTTGATTTTGTATATTGTCGTTTAGATCTGGAGAAGGACCGGGAAATATCAATACTATTTCTCCTATATTTGGGTATTGACGAATAAAACTAAACATTGGATAAGCAGGTTTGGAATAGTTACCATCTCCTGTATAGCCTGATTTATTGCTGTATAATGCTTCAAAATATATAGCTCCTAAATCTCTTTCACTTTTATAATCTGGATTAGGGGTGGAATCAGTTAGATAAGCACCTAGTACTATTTTTTTAACTCTAGCAATTATATAAAAATGACCAGTGGCTTTTCCAAAATCTCCTTCGTATGTATCGAATATACCCATTATCCAATTAATTTTTTATCTTCTTTTGGAATAATAGTGTTAACTTCACTGAATAGTTGAGCTATGTCTTTTTCAGATAATAGGCTTGTTTCTCCATCAGAGGATTGAGCTTTCTCTGCTGCTTTTTGAAAAAGTTGAAGTATCTTCATTAGAACTTCATCATTTTTTATACTCAAATCAAAAAACGATTTTAAAAGAGGCACTATAATAATAGCATCACCAGGAGAAGATATTAATTCTGATAATCTTTCTATCTCTCCATTTACTTTGCTATCTTGAGTTTTATGTTTATCGTAAACCTCTTTTACGAGATCTGAGATCTTTTTTCCTTTAAATATTTCTTTATCTAAATCCATTGTTTTTATATAAATATCAATGGTCCATATTTTGAATATAGTGTTCTAGTATTCTCTTGTAAACAGATTTCAATCTTTTTATTACTCTAGTGATCGTTATAGACTGCACATCCGTGATTTCTTTAACGTATATAAAGATCGCTTTTTTATTGAATATGTCTATGTTATCTCTTTTCTTAAATATTTCAAGGATAGCATCGGCTGTTTTAAGATCTTCAGGCTTATCGAACATATCGAACATCTTATCGTCTATTTCTTTTATAAACATATCTATAACGCTTAATCTATCTATATCTGATGATTGAGGTTCTTCAATAAGAAGACTAATTGTTTTTTCTTCGTTATGAATTTCTTGAAAATCTGTCTTTGATAGTATTTTCTTATAATTTTTTTGATTGTATAAAATCAAATATCTTTTTACTATTGTGCCAAAATAAGAATACGCTTTTCCTTTAGATTGATCGTATAAGTCTATTTTTTGAAGTAAAAAAGAAATTATTTCATACTTTAAATCTTCTATATTGTCTACGTCTGTATAATAAAACTTAAATGTATGAATTATATTTTCTGCTAATTTGTAAAACGCGTAGTGTATTTTTTCGTTGTACAATCTATTTTTTTCATCATACGTTTTAGCGTTTCTATAATCGAGTATAGCTCTTTCTGTGTCTTCTGTAAAATAGACGTTTTTAGTTTTTGGCTTTCTCTTTCTTGGAGCTCCCTTTTTTGTAAGCTGTATTTGATCTATTTCGTTAGTATCACTCATTTTCTATATAATCTTTTATTTGAGATTGAATCTGTTTTACAGAATCGAATAATGTTAATAGTTCTGGGTCTGATTGTACCCAAATGGTGGCGTCAATCTTTTCTACAGCTTTGTCAATTTCTTTTATAGAAACAAGTACGTTTTCGATGAAATTGTTTTGCTTTATAATTGCATTTTCTAGTTTTTTATTTTTGTTATATAGGTTATATATAATGTAAATAAAAATAGTAACTGGCCAAAGTATTGCCATGATTAGTGTAAACATATGTTATTATTTATTTTGATTTTCAATTTTCGATGCGGCTAAATCTGCTTGATGAACAATATATGGCAAATTAGATTTTAATTCTGATTCCGACGAATACGTAATATAATATGCTTTATTTCCTTCTTCATACAATCCGTCATGTAGTTTTATAGTCAAAAATTCATTTTCTGAAACACTAATATTTGCCTGTTGTAGATAATATAAACTTCTATCTGATATTCTCATATGAGTCATCTTATTGTTATACTTGTAATGAGCTCCTTGATTTTTTATATGCCATTCAGAATCATTAGGAATATAAAATGGTTGATCGTTTGTTCCAAGTTTTCCAAGATCATGATTGATACACGAAAATACTAATTCTTCTAAAGTATAATTTTTCTTTTGTGCAAACTTATCCCACACCCTATCTATAACTAGCGCCATTTCAATAACCCTTAATACATGGTCTAAATATCCGCCTGGAAAACAATTATGATGCGCTTCTTTTGTAGAAGCAGGAGAATCTATAAGTGTCTGCTCTATAGAATTATAGAACTTTTTAAGTTGATCTTTCCGATCCCCAGTAATGTATTTATCAATATATTCGTAAAACTTATTTACGTTTTCGAGCATTTGCTCTGCGGTTAATTTGAATTTCATAACTCTTTTTATTTTAAACTTAACTATTTTTAATGATAGTTAACATATTATCTATCGAGTGTACATATGTAATTATTGTTTCACTGTTTATTGTTTTAATTTGATTCAATTGATTACTTTCTTTTGCTAATGAAACTATTATTTTTTTTGAAGGAAACGATTGGATTATACAAGCGGGATATAAATTACAATTAGTCGTGCTTTCTAATTTATCACAAATATTAGTATCTTTAGTACAATTTATATTTGTAAAACTTATTCTTAGACCTTCTAACTCTTTTTGTAGTTTTTCGCAAAAAGAACATCCTTCAAGCGTGTAAATAGTAATTTTTCTATTCATAACGGTTATAATTTATTCTTGAATATCGTCTTCTTCTCCAATATCATCAAATTCGGGATCTAATTCTGTTAAAATTAAAGTCCACATTTTTTGTTCGTCGTCTGTCATATTATCATATGATATTGATAGGTATTTATATATTGCATCTAATTCTTTTTCTGTAGGTAGTTGCTGTTGTTGCATAGACATAAATATGATTACAGGGTATTTAGCCCCCCAATTTTCTAGTGAACCGATTCCGTTTTTTGTTTTTGATTTATTGACTAAAGCCCTGCGGAAAATTTAACCCCGTCGATTTAATATTATGTCGAAATTCATTAGCTTTTCATCAAAAACTATATTTTTATACCTGACGCATTGTTGCCTTAATCTTAGCGCCGAGTAGCGAAATTATTCTTTATTCTACGACTCGTTCATGGAATCTCACCAAGCTACGGTATAGAGCATAAAGTTTCGCAATTTAGATGAATATACAACAATATTTTTATAAAAAAAAATAATTTTTAAAGTACATAGAAAAAAAGTTTTTTTATTTAGGAATAAAAGTAGTATATTAGTATTATGGATAATAGTAAATATATACTTGGCTTATTGGAATCTGTCCTGGGAAAATCGAAACCAGACAAAAATAAAATGGATCATATGTTTCATTGCCCAATATGTAAACACAAGAAACCTAAATTAGTTGTTAACATAGTAACTGGACAATACAATTGTTGGACGTGCCATCCAGCCACAAAAGGTAAAACTCCAGTTAGCCTATTTAAAAAATTAGAAGTCCCAGCTGATAAAATACTAGAAATGAAACAGTATTTTAAAGGCGATAGAACATCTCTTGAAAATTATAATCCAACAAAAGTAGCTTTACCAGAAGAATTTAAATCTCTTAGTATTGAACCAAAAGGCATAAATATAGAATACAGGCATGCTATGGCGTACTTAAAGCAAAGAGGAATATCAATAGAAGATATTAAAAAGTATAATATGGGATATTGTGCTTCTGGTAGATTTAGAAATCGTATCATTGTGCCTTCATACGATAAAAATGGACAGCTCAATTATTTTATTGCTAGATCATTTGAAAAGGAACCATTCTTAAAATATGATGCTCCAAGCTGCTCCAAAACAGAAATTATAGGCTTTGAATATCTCATAAATTGGAAAATACCCGTAATCCTATGCGAGGGATCTTTCGATGCTATCGCAATAAAAAGAAATGCTATTCCTCTATTCGGAAAAACCATTCCAAAAGCTCTGATGATGAAACTCGTAGAATCTGACGTAAAAACAGTTTATATAGCGTTAGATAACGATGCGCTCAAAGAATCTATGACTTACGCAGAGAGTCTTATTAATATGGGTAAAGAAGTCTATTTAATGGAACTACAAGGAAAAGATCCGGCAGATATGGGATTTGAAGCGATTACAAAGCTTTTACATAAAGCAAAACAACTTACATTCACAGATTTACTCATAAAAAAAATGCAATTCGCATGATAAACAAATCAAATAACGTCTTTAAAGACAAACGATTAAAAATGATGGTCGAAACCGACCCAGACTTAAGACAGATCACTCTTCCAGATGCAAGATACTATCAAAGATCACCAGGAGTATTTTATCCGTCAGTAACAACAATTCTTGGCTATTTTCCTAAAGGAGCTTTCTTCGAAACTTGGTTAAAAGATTCTGGTCACAATGCAGACTTTATAATGAGAAGAGCGGGCGACGAAGGCACTCAAGTGCATAACGCAGTAGAAGATATTCTTAGAGGTAAAGAAATTCGTTGGATAGAATCTGACGGCCACGTTAATTATAATACCCACGTGTGGAGAATGATTTTGAGTTTTTATGATTTTTGGAGCACATATAAACCCACTTTACTACTCTCTGAAGAATTTATGTATTCCGATACTCACAAATATTCTGGTACTTTAGATCTTTTAGTAGAATTGAACGGAAAAAAATGGATTATAGATATAAAAACCTCTACTGCGATTCACACAAGTCATTATTTGCAAATGTCAGCATACGTAAAGGCCTATCAAGAACTATATCTACAACAAATAGATAATGTTGGTATATTATGGTTAAAATCTCCAAAAAAAGGAGCTGATAAAACTGGAAAAAGAATACAAGGTGCAGGTTGGGAATTAAAAGAGGGCGATAAAACAATAGATCAATACTTCGATATGTTTCTTCATACATACGAGACGTATAAAATGATGCATCCAGAGCAAGAAATTGAAATGTTGACTCTTCCAAATTCTATAAAGCTCTAGGATTAAATATTTATAAGCATGATAAGATTGTCTAGTTTATTATTAGAAGCGGTAAATAGACCGATAGCGATATTTTTAGCTGGATCTGCTGGAGCTGGTAAGACTACTTTTAGAAAAAAATTTATAGATTCTATAGCGAATTTTACGATATTAAATATAGACGATATATACGAACCTTTATTGAAAAAAGCCGGATTACCGTTAGATTTTAGAAAGTTTAAAGGTCCAGAAGATTTATCTACAGCAGGTACCGCTATGTCTCAAGCTCAAAAAATGCATAGAGCGAGATACGAAAAATTAAAAACAGACATGTCGCATCTTATAATAGATGGAACAGGAGCCTCGTCAAATGAAATCCTAAAAAAGAAGTCTGAATTAGAAAAATTGGGATATAAAACAGCAATGGTTTTAATTTTTGTTCCCCCTGATATATCTTTAAGTAGAAACATAAAAAGAGGAGAAGAAGGCGGAAGAACTTTAATGCCGTCAATAATTTTGAGAAGCTGGTCTTCCATGTTTAATAACATAGATTTATATAGAAAAGAATTTGGTAATAATTTTATGTTATATAAAGCATATAAACAAGGAGAAGAGATTTTCCCGAACTTTGATCCATCAGATCCAGAAATCAAAAAACAATTTTTTGATCCTTTTACAGTTAAAGGAAAGGAAAAATCTGCTAAAGACAGAGAAAAATCTAATAAGAAAATCAAAGAGCTAAATGCCATTATAAAATCTCAAATAAATAAGCTTAAAGATTTAAAATTTGACGATCCTAATAGTATAAAAAATAGATTAAATAAATTAGCGAATGCGTGATTATAGTCAAATAGGGTTTGAAATAATAAGAGACATAATAAAAGAAGTTAATAAAAATACCGGACCGTGTTTTTTTCCTGGTAAATTTAAACCTCCGCACAAAGGTCATTTTGAAGCTGCTAAGTATTTAGCTAACTTGCCAAATATTAATAAAGTTTATGTAATTATTAGCAATGTTACTAAATTTGGAATAACTCCAAAAGATAGTTTAACTATATGGGAAGATTATTTGAAAGCTGAACCTAATAATAACATAGACGTAAAGGTTTCTACAGAAAGTACACCCATAAAAGATATATTTAGATTTGCTTCACAAAATCCAGATGTTAAAAGTATATATGTCGCAGGAGCTAAAGAAGAGATAGAGAAATTAGGATATACAAAAAAACTACAGGAAAAATTTCCAGGAGTTGTAAAATCCATAGTTATACCTGATCAATTTGGAAGAATATCAGCAACTCAGATGAGACAGACAATCAAAGACGGAAACTTTAGAGAGTTTTCAAAATTCGTGCCAGCGACGGCATATAATAAAGGACAAGCAAAAAAAGTTTTTGGTCTATTAACAAAAATATTAGAAAAATAATGAGTCCTGAGCAAAAGAAAGAAATAGTAGAGGATTTTATACAATACTGCGTAAAAAATCTAGAAATAGAAACTATCCCTGAAATAAACTTCACTGAAGACAGAAGTTGGGCAACGGGAATTCATAGCTTCGGTCAATATAGAAACGGAGAAAATTCTGTTCACATTTATATAGGAAATAGAAATTTAGCGGATATATTAAGAACTCTTTCTCATGAATTAGTTCATCACAGACAAAACGAATTGGGGATGTTAGATTCAAGATCTGGAGACACAGGATCTGAGATTGAGAATCAAGCCAATTCCATATCAGGAATACTTATGAGAAATTACGGAGGCGTAAATGAATTAATATATGAATCTGCGAATAGCAAACTATCTATTTCTGCTATAAAACCAAGATTTACTATATATTGTGATATGGATGGAGTCCTAACAGATTTTGAAGCTCAGTTTGATCACTATTATGGAATGAGCGCTAGAGAATTTTCAAACGCAAAAGGTCCAACAATAATGAAAAAAGCGGTTGACGATATAGGACTCGATTTTTGGGCTAAAATGCCTCTATTTCCTGGAGCACTTGAATTATGGTCGTACATATCTAAATATCAACCTATAATATTATCCAGTCCAAGTACTTTTAAATACGCCAAACAGGGAAAAGATATATGGATTGCAAATAACCTAAGACCAGCTCCAAGTGATATAATATATAAACAAACAGGCCACAAAGAAGAAGCTATCCAGGGACTTCCAGAGTCTGAAATAAAGAGATCTATACTAATAGACGATTACTACAAAAACCTAGCGCCTTGGAAAGCTTTGGGAGCTATTGGAATCACTCACAGAAGCGCTGAACAAACAATAAACATATTAAAAAAGTTTCGATTATGAATCAATCAACATTAAAAAAAGAATTTTCGCAAAGCACAGTACAGAGAATGAGAAATATCATTACTGGAAAAGCAGGAGATAGAACGCAAATTCAAACAGGGTGGGAAAAACACAAACAAGATTATCAAGAAGGAGACGTTTGGGAAGAAAGCGGTAAAAGATGGACAATAAAAAATGGAATAAAACAAACTATAACCAAGTTAGATAATCTAAAAAAATTAGTTGTGCTTCCATTGACTTGTCCAAATTGTAAAACAGCATTTAAAGTACACGATGTAAATAAAAAAATGTATTCTATTCACGGAATGTGTTTAGATTGCGTAACTGAGATGGAGACAAAACTAAAAATAGAGGGAAAATATGAACAATACGAAAAAGATATTCTAAATCAAAATAAAAATGCTAGTTTAGAGGAGTTTGAGATGGGTTTAGAAGCATGGATGAAAGAGAATGATTCATTTGTTACAGAAGCAGGAGATATAGAGAGTTGGGGAAAAGTAGATAAGACAAAAATGTACGAAGAAATAAAGTCAAATATAGAAAAACTTAAAAAGATCACTATTTAAAATATTTATTATAAATAACAATTATGCCATATTCTATTGATCGTAAAAATAAGTGCGTATATAAAAAAAAATCTGACGGTTCAAGAGGAGAAAAAGTCGGATGCACAAAAGGAGATCTAAATGATTACGTGGCTGCATTACAAATACACGCAGAAAATAAAATACCAAAAAGTAAACAAATGAAAGAAGAAATGGAAGTCATACCAGGAGCAATAACGCAATTATTCGCTGTTCAAAAACCATATGCAGGATGTCAATTAACGTCTTTAGTAAAACCGATAGATCCACTTTTAGGAATTGGCACAGGTCATGAACTAGTACCTGATAAGGTACATGCTTTGTATGCAGATGAGGATATGGCTAAAGACACAGCTATGGAACTGTATGAAGACTATTTGAATAAACAAAAAGCTTTAGAAGAAAAGAAAGGCGTTGCAACTGACAAGCTTAAAAAAGCCATAGATACCTTAGAAAAGAAAAGAAAAGAGCACATGGATATGGCAAAAGAAGATCCAAAGAACGCGAGTAAGCATAAAGATCACATAGCTATGATTGCGGATAAGATTGATGATTTCATGACGAAACTTGAAAAAATAGAAAAATCTAAAAAAGAAATAGAAGATAACAAAAAAAATAAAAAATAATGGAACAATTTGCACTTTTGATAGGTACTTTATTACAATCAAGAAACCAAACACACATATATCACTGGCAAGCCTCAGGAGTAGGATCTGACGCCGCTCATAGAGCTTTAGGCACATATTATGAAGGCATAGTACCTTTAATAGATGCTTTAGTTGAATCTTACCAAGGTCGTTACGGCATAGTAAGAGGGTATAAAATGCCAGCGTCATTAAGAGAAGACGCAAATTACGTTACATATTTTGAGGCTCTTTGTAAGTTTACAGAAACCACTAGGACGCAAATTACTCAGGATAGCTATATACAGAATCAAATTGATGAAATAGTTTCTTTGATAGAGACTACAAAATATAAATTAGTTAATTTACAATAATGGATTGTTGCACTAGAATACGATTAGACGAAACTGTTAATAGATTGATGCTATCAGAAGGTCTATTGTATCATTTAGACAATGACATTCCAATAAACGAAAATATATATAGGCCTCAATCTATCAAATACCTAGAACTTTTTGAAGAATCTAGAAAGTTATATGAAACCGGTAAAATTCAACTCACAGAAGAGGATTCTTGGTACTTTGATAATACTGATATAGGAAAATGGGGAATTTATAAAGGAGTTAAAGTTCCATTAGATTATCCAATAACTCTAGAATTTTTGTTAGAGGTTAAAGCAAAAAAGAAAAAACAACCTCAATTAAACAAACCTAAAAGAGGAGGTCCTAAAAAATTTTACGTTTATGTTAGAAAACCTGGAGGAGGTATAAAAAAAGTTACTTTTGGTGATACAACGGGATTATCTGCAAAAATAAATAATCCGCAAGCTAGAAAATCTTTTGCCGCTAGACACAAATGCGCTCAAGCGAAAGATAAAACTACTCCTAAATATTGGAGTTGTAGACTTCCAAGGTATGCCAAGTTGTTAGGGTTAAAATCTAATTTTTCTGGATTTTGGTAAATTTATATTATGAATCCATATAAAGATTTAATAACAGATCAAAATTTTATAATTAGAGAATTTGATGAAAATATAGATCCTATAGAATTAATGTGGCATAGAGATAATGAAGATAGGTTAATAGAGGCTCTAGAACATACGGATTGGCAAATACAATTAGACAATAATTTACCAATATCAATAAACCAAAAAGTATTTATAAAGAAACACATTTGGCATAGAGCGATAAAAGGGACTGGAAAATTAAAACTAAAAATAATAAAAAGTGTATAGTTTAAAAAAATTATTAGAGATCGGAGATTATACAGCTGCGACAACCACTCAAACCGCAGTAGATCCAGAAACAGGTAAAATTTCTTGGGATGTAACATACAAACCAGATTTCAATAGAATTTTGAAAAAACTGGACGAAGTAATAAAGAATATTCAACAAGCTGAAATTGACGAGCACATAAAAGATCCTATCTTAGAAAAAAATCTAAGAGAATTAAAAGCTATTAGGAGATCTATATACGATAGATTATTGGAGAAATACCCTGAATTTTTAAAATGAAAAAAATAATACACCTATTAGCTTTATTAATGGAAGCTGAAAGAACTAAAGGCGGAGTTAAAGTTAAAAAAGCTTATCTTACAAAAGATAAAGCCGCGATGAAGAGAGAGATAGATAGAGTAAAGAAACTAAAATCGAATGATCCTTCAGCTTACGGAAAATGGGAAGCTGATTATGCAGATAAAGATAAGACTAAAAAATATAAAACAAAAAAGTCCGCAGCAACTACTGCGTACGAAAAAAGATTCGGTAAAAGCAAATGATAAGTCTACTTAAATTACTATTAGAGTACGATGATAACGTAGAAAAAGCGCTATCTAATAAAGCAAAAGCTACGGGTATATCTAAAACTATATTAAAACAAGTATATGAAAAAGGACTAAGCGCATGGAAAGGAGGACATAGACCAGGAGTTGGTCAACATCAGTGGGCTATGGGAAGAGTCAATTCTTTTGTTACTGGAAAAGGAGGAGCTAGAAAAGTAGATAATAAGTTGTGGAAAAAAGCAAGAAAGAGTAAAAAGAAAAAATCTAAAAAATGATAAAATTAAAAAATCTATTAAACGAAGTATCTTACGAAAAATCAGGTTTAGAAAAACCTCACTTAGCTGATAGAGACAAAGATAAAAAAATCTCTTCTTGGGAGAAAAAAGTAGCTCAAAAAATAGAAAAAAACTTAGATGAAACAGGTGCTCAAGATGAGTATTCTATAGGAATGAAGAAGTATTCCGTAGGCAGACCACAACAATATCCAGATGCATGCCAAGAATGCGGATCGATGATGTATGAAGATATGTGTCAAGAATGCGGCTGGGCTTCACAAGAAGATGATAGCTCTGAGGATCACGAAGTAGGAATGGCTCAAAATTTATTAAAAGATATTATAAGCAACGCATCGCAATTAATGAATAAGATAGGGCAAAATGAAATGGATTTGCCAGGTTGGATTCAAGATCACATATCTCAAGCACAAAACTACATAAATCAAGCTAATACGGGATACCACGAACTTTAAAATAATATGGAAAATTTAGACATACTAAAAAAATTATTGATAGAAGACGAAGAAAATCGTATGGAAACGCCTCCAAAAACTTTTGAAGACGATCCAATGAATTTTATATTAAACAAATACGATGATTTAAGAGAAATTCTTGAAGAGTTGATGTCTGAAAATTTCAAAGAGTTATTAACCGGTATATACATTATTGCGTATAAACCTACATCTTTTAAAATAGTTTTACATAACAATCAGTATTTCTTCTTAACGTTTATGGGAGAAGCCTATCAAGCCACTATAGCTGGAAAAAACTACTTTCTAATGACGACAGGAGAAAAACAAAGAGCGATGTTGGCTATAGGCAGATTACTTAGATGGGGAAGCCCTATGAAAGTTAAAGGTCCTGAGGGAGCAGAGCAAGGAGCAGAGACAGGAGGAGAAGAATCAACAGCAGAAACGCCACCAGCAGAAACATCGGCACCTGAGGCAGGAGAAGAAGGGGAAACTTTAGAGGAGTCACAAATTCTCCGTAGACTACTATCAGAATCTATGGAAGATGATATATCTAATATTTTAAAGAAAAATAAAAATATAGCTTCTTTAGGGATACAAAAAATAGAAAAAACAGGAAAAAATACGTATAAAGTATATTTTAGTGGAATAAATACTAGAGATAAAAAAGCTAGATTGGACGCGATGAAACAATTGTTAGCGACAAAAGGAGTAGATGCTAAAATATCAAAAGGTCTTTCATCGATTGGAAATGTAAAACTAAAAACAAAATCAGGAGAAGCGAATCTACTATTCAAAGGATCTTCAGAAACAGCGACATCAACGAATGTAAAAGAAGGGTTGGTTATATTGTTTTTTTACTCTAAAATTTCCAAATCGATCAATAAAACGAATTTTGATAGTTCTGTAGAAACGTTGAAAAAAGTATTGATAAAAAGTCCAGGAATAAGCGATAATACTAGATCTGAATTAAATCAATATCTTTCTACCATAAAGAATACACCAGAATCTTTAAATAATTTAAATCAACCTCTATCTCAAGCTTTAGCAATAAAAAGCAAATATTCGACATTCAATTTAACTAGAACAGGAATATTTGACGAAATAAGAAGCGTAGCGCACGAAAAATTAGGTATGCCTGCAGATAAATGGTGCCCTGGAGATGTGTATGTTGTTATTAACGATAAAAAAGCGCAAAGCATTTTACAAAAAGCAAGAACGGAAGATTCTTCTCAAACTGCTGGTATATTGAGCAATGCGTTCGCGTCTAAATGGGGAGCAATAAATGCTCCTTTAGTAGCTGTATCTCTAAAATTTGAAAAAGCTCAAGGTGGTAAAGCAAAAGCATATTTTGAAAAATTCAAAAAAGCAAAAACAGAATATAACTTAACTTCCGACGAACAAAATTATAACGATAGAAAATATAGAGAAGGTATAGAAAGATTAAGAAAGTCTATACTATCGTATGTAAAAAAGAATAGCAACATTAAATATGATCTAGTTGATAGCGATATTGAAAAAATAAAATCAGATCAATTAAGAGGTAAATATGCGGCTTTAAAATCACTAAATTTCTTTTTTACACAGATAGCAAGCGATGAAGGCGTACAATCAATAGACGATGCTTTATTAGCATTGGCGGCTTTTGCAATGTCTTTAGGAGATGTTTCTCCGACCTTTTACAAAGTAATAGCATCAAGTAGTGGAGAGCCTGGAAAAATAGAGACTTTTGAAGCTGGAAGTGCGCTATCTCTATATGTTCAAGATAAAATACAACCGATAAAAATAACAGATTCTTCTACTTTTGGAGGATTAGTTATAGAAATTTTAGCGTCAAAGAAAAAAGATGACAACATCAAAATAACTTTAAATGCTAGAAATAATGGAACTACTCAAGGAACTATAGAAATCTCAAAAATTCAACATCTATAATATGTCATTCGATCTACAAAAATATCTAATAGAAAATAATCTAACACTGATTGGCAAAAAAAGAATTATAGAAGACGTAGACCCTGATTCAACTCCTGAACCTACAAAAGTTGATATGCAGGATACTGATAAGCAAATGAGAGATTTAGAGAAAAATAAAAAGAAGTTGGCTCAACTTCAAGCAAAAGCTAAAGATATAATATTCAAATACACAAAAGATACTCCTGAAGGCAGAAAAGTAAAAGGCAGTATTTCAGATTATAATAAAGCTATAGGTAATATACCAAACGAAATAAAACAATTAAAAAAGAAAATAAGTGCAGTCGAGAATCCAACTTCTTCAGATAGCGAAGATTAATTATAAAAACATAATTTATGTAGTCTTAGCTTTGCTAATCATCTATGGTATTATATGGATCGCTACTCGTAAACCACAAATACCCGCTGATTTACAGACAACAATTGACTCTTTAACTAATGTTAATAAACAACTAATAGAACATCAAAAACAAATCGATAGTGCTATTCATATTTATGAAACTGAAGTAAAACAAGTTGATGATAAAATTGATAATGTAAAAGAAAAAACAACAATTATCAAAGAATATTATCACGAAGTGAGTCAACAAGTAAATAATTATACTCCTACTGAATTAGATTCATTTTTTAAAGCTAGATACAATTACTAATGAAATATTTGTTTATATTATTATTCTTACCTTTATTTGGTAAATCACAAGATACAATTCACATACCCACACCTGTAGCTAAACAAATAGCTAAAGAATTAGTAGGATGTGATAGCACTAAAGCGATACTTGAATTAACTAAAGAACAACTTGTTTTAACTGAACAAAAAGTAACATTAAAAGATAGTATTATATCTGGACACGTTCAAAAAGGTGTCATGTACGAAGAGCGCATAAAAAACGAGCAATTGAAATTCGATACTCAGGGTAAGTGGGTTGATCAATTACGTAAACAAAATAAAAAATTAAAAGTAAAATTGCTGTTTACCAAAATAACATTAAGCGCTGTTGTTGGCGGATTAACATATCTTTATTTTACCAAATAACAATGAAAAAATTAATTGATTTTTTTAAAAATAAAAAATATAATAGCACAATTATGAAAGAAAAAATTATGGTTAAGCTAATATGCGATCCTTTTATGTTTGGATTAGTACTAGCAGTACAAGCAATGACATGTAACTCACTAGAACAAGTTCTTGATGACGCTGCGCAAACGGGAATAAATGAGAATCCAGGTAGCACTAATCTAGATGCAATGGTTGAGACTGCAGGTAATTTTATTCGTATGCAATTGGGCATGCAATAAAATACTGATGAGAATAATATATAGATATTGAATATTTATCTGTTACCGAACAAATATACAGTTGCATTGACCGAATAAAATATATATTTATAAATTAAAAGCAGTTCGTGTCTGAGCAAATAAGTATAAAAGAAAAAATTAAAGAAGAGTTCGTTAAATGCGCTCAAGATCCTGTGTACTTCATGAAGAAGTATTATACGATCCAGCATCCACAAAGAGGTCGACAACTGTTCGACCTTTATCCTTTCCAAGAAAAAGTACTTCGCTTATTTCAAAAATATCCAGATTCTGTTATAAATAAATCTAGACAGTTGGGTATCTCTACGCTAGTTTCTGCGTATTCTTTATGGTTGATGATTTTCAATAAGGATAAAAACATCCTTGTAATTGCTACCAAGCAAGACACAGCAAAGAACATGGTAACTAAAGTAAGATTTGCTTACGATAATTTGCCAGTTTGGTTAAAAATAGGAACTGGGGCCACAGAAAACAATAGACTTAGTTTGCGTTTAGCAAACGGATCTCAAATTAAAGCCGTGTCTGCAGCGGGCGACTCAGGTCGTTCTGAAGCGGTATCTCTTCTAGTAATAGATGAGGCAGCTTTTATAGACAATATAGATACTATATATACGGCGGCTAAAATGACTCTTGCAACGGGAGGAGGATGCATAGCTCTTTCTACCCCAAACGGCGTTGGTAACTGGTTTCATAAAACATATACAGCAGCTCAAAAAGGAGATAATAATTTTATACCGATATCGCTTCCTTGGACAGTGCATCCAGAAAGAGATCAATCATGGAGAGACATGCAGGATGTGGATCTTGGGAAAAGGAATGCAGCGCAAGAGTGCGATTGTGATTTTCTCAGCTCGGGTAACACAGTTATAGATCCAGAAATTTTAACTTGGTATGAACAAAATTGCATACAAGAGCCACAAGAAAGAAGGGGCCTAGATAAAGCCTATTGGATTTGGGAATATCCAGATCCGATGAAGTATTATGCTTTAGTGGCTGACGTAGCTAGAGGCGATGGATCAGATTATTCAGCTTTTCACATTCTTGACATAGAAACAATGACTCAAGTTGCTGAATATAAATCTCAAATTGGCACAAGAGATTATGCTAATGTACTTATAGCCGCAGCAACTGAATACAATCAAGCTTTATTAGTTGTAGAAAATGCTAATATAGGCTGGGACGTTGTTCAATCCATTGTAGAAAGTGGATACACGAATATTTATTATAGTCTAAAAGCAGAAGGAAATTCAGATTTTAGTACTTATTTGAATAAGTTTGAAAGAGCGGATGGTTTAGTACCGGGTTTTACTATGTCTGCAAGAACCAGACCTTTAGCTTTAGAAAAAATGAGAGAAGTTATAGAAACTAAATTAGCAGTAATTAGATCTATTAGACTGTTAGAAGAGCTTAGAGTTTTTATTTGGAAAAATAATAAACAACAAGCAATGGGAGGATATAATGACGATTTAGTTATGAGTTTTTCTATGGGAATGTACCTAAGAGAAACGTCTTTACGATATAGGAAAACTGCTGAAAGTCTAACATATAGCGCTTTAAGTAATTATTCTAAAACAAACGCAGACACACTTTTATATAATGCAAATAGTCACGTGAATCAAAATCCTTGGGCAATGTCTATAAACAATTCTCAAGGTCAAGAATCTCAAGATTTAACTTGGCTATTATAATTTTTTAACATGGCAGAACAACAAAAACAGAATAATTTATTTTCTACTCTTAGGAGACTATTTTCTACTGACGTAATAATCAGAAACGATGGAGCCGGTAATCTAAAAGTAATTGACGTTGATAGGATTCAAAATAACGGTGTAATACAGACTAATTCTCTAGTAGATAGATTTCATAAGATATATACAACATCTACCGCTTATGGAGTCAACCTAAATCTAGCTCAAAATTACCAATCAGCCAGGGTTCAAATATATGCTGATTATGACGCTATGGATACAGATGCGATAGTAGCATCGGCTTTAGATATTATAGCTGACGAATGTACGCTTAAAAACGAACAGGGAGAGGTTTTACAGATAAGATCTTCTGATGAAAATATTCAAAAAATATTATATAATTTATTCTATTCTGTTTTGAATATAGAATTTACTATGTGGTCTTGGATAAGAAACATGTGTAAATACGGAGACTTTTACTTGAAAATGGAAATAGCAGAAAAATTCGGTGTTTATAACGTTATTCCTTTTTCTGCGTATAATATAATTCGTCAAGAAGGCTACAATCCTCAAAATCCTAATGAAGTTCGTTTTAAATACGATCCTCTTGGCGCACTAGGAACTACATCTGGTTTCTCATCTGCATATAATAATGAAGATCCTGGAATCTATTTCGATAACTATGAAATGGCGCACTTTAGATTAACAGGAGATGTAAATTATCTACCGTACGGAAGGTCTTATTTAGAGCCAGCCAGAAAATTATTTAAACAGTATACACTTATAGAAGATGCGATGTTAATTCATCGTATTACTAGGGCTCCAGAACGCAGAACTTTTTATGTAAATGTTGGAGCAATTCCACCAAATGAGGTAGAAAACTATATGCAGAGGATGATCGGTAAAATGAAAAAAACTCCTCTTATCGATCCAAATACAGGAAACTATAATCTAAAATATAATCAGCAAAACTTATTAGAAGATTTCTTCATTCCAGTTAGAGGAGGAGACAATACGACTAGAATAGATACTGCAAAAGGGCTGGAGTATAACGCAATAGAAGACGTTACATATTTTAGAGAAAAGCTTTTTGCCGCTCTTAAGATTCCTAAAGCTTTTATGGGGTACGAAAAAGATTTGAGCGGTAAAGCTACTTTAGCTGCTGAAGATATTCGTTTTGCTAGAACTGTAGAACGCATACAGCGCATTATAGTTTCTGAACTTACGAAAGTGGCTCTTGTTCATTTATATGCTCACGGCTATACAAATGAGTCTGCAGCGAATTTTACTCTATCTTTAACCAACCCTTCTATTATTTACGAGCAAGAAAGAATCGCTTTATTTAAAGAAAAAGTTGCTCTTGCTAAAGACGCTATGGATGGAAATCTACTACCTAAAGATTTCATATACGATAAAATATTCCAATTCTCAGAAGATCAATATGCTGAAATGGAAGATCTTATAGCTGAAGACAAGAAAAAAATATTTAGGCTCAAACAAATTGAAGAAGAAGGTAATGATCCAGCAGAAACTGGTCAAGTATTTGGAACACCTCATCAATTAGCTAGCTTATATGGAGGAAAAGGAGATTCTCCACTTGATTTACCAATAGGATATGACGAAAAGGATGTAGAAGAAGGTCCAGGAAGACCTAAAAAATATCAATCAAAAATCGGCACAGATGATTCAGCATTTGGAAGAGACGCAATTGGTAAAAAAGAGATGAAAAAAACAAACTCTTCTGAAGACAGTATGAAAGTACAATATAAAGGAGGTCCACTGACTTATGAAAGCGCTATGAGCGAATATATTAGAAATAAAGCTATGTTAGATGCAATGGGTAGAAAGACGAAGTTGTTTAACGAGCCATCTTTATTGAGCGAAGATAATATAAAATCAGATTTACCGTAAATTGACACATATTTATTAGCAGTATAATCTAAATAAATGATTAAACATTCAAAATATCGTAACACTGGCGTTTTATTCGAATTGCTAGTTAGACAAACGACATCAGATTTATTGAATAACAAAGATTCAAAATCTGTAAAAATTCTAAAAAAGTATTTTACTAATACAGAATTAGGAAAAGAGTATAGTTTATATAACACACTAGTAAGTAGTGAAAAACTTAGCGAAGCAAAGGCTGAGATTTTGATTAGTACTTTAATAGAACAGTATAAAAAATTAGATTGCGAAAAAATAAATAAGTTAAAGTATAATTTAATCAAAGAAATAAAGTCTAATTATGATTTAGATGAGTTTTTCAAGGCTAAAATATCTAACTATAAACAATATGCTTCTTTATATACTATATTAGAATCACAAAATAGTAAATCTTTAGACACTAAACAACTAATCTTAAATAAAATAAACCTATTAGAACAATTAACAGGAGAAACAATCAACGATAAAAAAGCTCCTCAATCTATTATGGAAGATTTTATGAAAGAGGACAAAGAAGTAAGGTTACTCGCATATAAAATATTAGTAGAAAAGTTTAACGACAAATACGAAAATCTTAGCGAAATTCAAAAATCTATATTAAAACAATACATAAATAGTATAACTGATACTAAATCTCTTACAACATATTTGAATGAGAGAATATCCGAAGTTAAGTTAGAATTAAGCAGTTTATACAAATCTACCCCAGATAAAGTTTTAAAAATAAAATTGCAAGAAGTTTTAAAATTAGTAAAGCCTTTAGAAGAAAACAAGACTATTAGAGACGAGCAAGTTATTGGATTACTCCAATGTTACGATCTAATAGAAGAAATTAAAAGAGCAAATGGCTAAAAAACAAAAATACGAATTCAATCAACAATCAGCCACTCTTCGTTTAAGAGAGCCCATTAACGAAGGTCGAGTAATGTTTACTATTGACGATGAGCGCATAGATAGCTTATTTAACAAACAATTTGAAGCAGATGTTGATTATATACATGATGGCCCAGACGTATACTATATAACAGATCAAAATGATCTTCAAAAATTTGTAGATTATGTAGAAAGTATGGGCTTGGATGCTGATAGAATACAAGTTCACGAATATATGAACGAAGAAGGAGCGGTAACAGGAGGCGGAGAAGCATATCTGCCCGCTATGAATATGCCATCTAAAAAACAAAATCCATTTAAAGAAGATGCATTATCAGGATATACTCAAGATAAAAATTTTAGACCGGGTCATACAAAAGACAGAGGTGGATTCCAATATAAAGATCTTTGGGGAGTAAATGAACAGCATGAAATAAATAAGAAAGAATTAGTGCTAAAAGAAATGCACGAAATTATAGACGAAATCTTTTCTAAAGAAGATTATCAGCGTGTCATGAAAATCGTAGATAAGATTAGGTATACTAATACTAGATTATATAATGCTATAATGGATCTCGTTGATGATTTATATCCTCATGATTATAAAGAAGTAGAAAAGCTTGTTCAAATGAATGAGAACTACTCAAGATTCAAAAATGAAACCAAAACTCGCACAAAGCCTGAACAATTTCATCAAGCCGTTAAATCAGTTAAGCGTAAAGTAGAAGAGATTCATAAATTATATGAATACATGGAAAGACTTAAAACGGAATTAAGTGAAAGCTCTGATGGACTAAAGTACAAAAAGTATACAGAGAACGCTATTTTAAAAATAAAAGAAGCCGTTAAACAATTACACAAAAAAACAAAAAAACTCAAATAATGGGAGATTTTAACTATAAACAATATTTGGTAGAAAATAAATTAGGTCCATTTTCAAGATTACGAGAAAATGAAAATAATAAAGTAGTAGATGTAGATGCAACTTTGAGAGCGTTACAATCCGCTTTAAGATCTGGAGCTTTAGTTACCATTGAAGGTGAAGAAGTTTTCAAAATGCCAATGATTAATTTAGCGACTTTCAAAAAAGGTGGTAGAGTAACTCTTCCAAGAGACGCTGAAGATCTAGCTATAGCTGCTGAAGTAATTTTGGTAGACGGAAAACCTTTGCAGTTGATTTATAAAGATGCTCCAATTCCTCAACCACAACAAAAATCAAAACCTTTCGATCCATCTGCATATTCAGATCCTGAATCAATGTATTATCGTGGAGGCGATTAAATTTAACAAATGGCAAAGACAATAACTAGAGGCGGAACTGCTATAAAGATAAGTTTCGGAAAACGTAAAAAAGGCAAAGCGAAAAAAAGTCATAATAAACACGACCACAAAGAAAGAAACTACTGCGGACAAGGCAGATAACACATATTTATTAGTATGAAAAACATAAGCAAACAATACCAAGATCTTTTAGAGGGCAAAATAAGTAGAGACAATTTCGTTAGAAACTGTCGCCAACAATTTCCTCAATTCGTATCTCCTGTAACATCAGTAGATGACGCTATCAAGATTCTTAAAAGCAAAAGAATTATATCCGAAGCCATTTCTAATATGAATCCAGACGCAGAAAGACAAGGATATAATGCTAATTTCGATGGATATTCTTTAAAAGATAATCCATATCAAGGAATAGACGCAGCTCTTTGGAAAGACGGTTGGATGGAAGCAGAAACAGAAAAACAAATGGCTCATGATGAAGAGACCTACAATAGAGAGACTGGTGGATACGGAGATCTTTATAATGACGACAAAGACGACTGGTCAAAAATGGATAAAGATGATGTGCATCCAGGTGGATTTCCAGGTATGACTGAAAGATTAAACGAAGCTGAGGATAAAACTGAAGGTCGTTGGAAAGAAGCCATTGGTCAAACTCAATACGGAAGATTTAAAGACTTGGATAACGTTAATTTTACCACTTTTTTGAGAGCGGTAGCTTATGAAGTCGGCAAACAAGAAGATATGAGCGACGAAATGTTGCCTGCTATACTTGAAAAAATTGCTAAAAAAATGAAAAAAGATCCTATGGCGTATAGAGATCTTGTTATTGCTAACACAGCTGAGATCACAAAGCAAGACGAAACTCTTAAAATGAGAGAAGTTAAACCAGGAAACATGGTTGACAAGGATAACGGAATGAAAGAAATAAAAGGTCAACCAAAATTAAAAGCTGATAGCGCACCGAAAACAGAAAATAAAAAAGGCAAACCAGAAGGAGTAAAAGAAATGGGAATTACTCCTAAAAAAGCTCCTGGAATCAAAGACGTAATGGACATGCCTGGAAAAGAAAAGGTATTAGATCAATTGAAAGAGTCCTTAAAAAAAAGTCTAACTGAAGACACGCACTACAAGTATTCTCCAGGAATGGAAATAGACACTCCTATTGGAAAAGGAATTGTAACTGACATAGTAGGTGGAACCATTACAGTTAAATTGGATAATGGTCAACCTGCAGATTTTCAAATAAACGTTTTAGACGCTATAGAAGCAAAAAAACAGAGAGACTCTCAATTTGGAGCTCTTCCTGATTTAGGAAAAATTGGTCAAAATTGGTTGAGTGGTCAAGTCGAAGAGGAAACTAAAGATAAAAAAATAGAAAAGAAAAATAAATACAGTAAGTTAAAAGAGTATTTAAAGAAAGTTCTCAAAAAAGAAGCTATTAAATTTAAAGCAGGCGGAGAAACTATATTTAAAAATAATCAAGAAGCTGGAGCATACGAAACAGATTTAAAAAAGTCAGGAGTAAAATATACAAAAACAAACGTATCCTAATGAACAAAGATCTTTTAATAGAATATAGCGTATTCACGCCCACAAAGCACAGACTATCTGAAGGCACTAGAAACGGCAACGGCAACATGATTGTTTCAGGTCTTGTGCAAGCGTGTGATAAGCCAAATGCTAATAGAAGAATATATCCATACGAAACTTTAAAACAACAAGTAGAGTTATACATAAAAGGTCCTATCGCAGAAAACAGAGCTCTTGGAGAATTGGATCATCCAGAAACTTCAGTTATAAATTTAAAAAATGTTTCACACAATATATTAAAACTTTGGTTTGATGGAAAGAATCTATACGGAGATATAGAGATACTTCCAACCCCATCAGGAAATATACTTAAACAGTTATTTGCTAACAATATAACAGTTGGAATCTCTTCAAGAGCCATGGGTACAGTGTCTCCGATAGGAGAGGGTTTGGTAAGAGTGGAAGACGATTTAGAATTGATTTGTTGGGACTTTGTATCCACACCATCTACTTTTGGAGCATACGTTAGACCTGTATCAGGAATAAATGAATCTTACAATCCATCTAATCAAGCTCATGGAAGATACGATAGAGCGAATAGAATGGTATCAGACATTATATGCAGCATGTCTGGAGTTTGTTGCATAAATTAATTTTTACGTAATATACGTTTTTACGTAAATATTCGGTATTTATTGTTACTATGCCTTGATTTCTATTGCGAGGCTATACAACTTAATACTTATATTGCTTCCCACTACAATAAGCAATCAAAACAATCAAGAAAACAAAATGGAAGACATGTACAAGCAAGCGCTTTTAGACGCTAAAGCAGTTCGTGCTAGTGCAATGGCGAATGCCAAAGCAACACTCCAAGAAGCTTTTGAACCAAAAATCAAAGAAATGATTCGTTTGAAACTTTCCGAAGAATTGGAAGAAGATTACGAAGAAATGGAAGAAGGCGACACTTACGATGAAGCTTACGCTGAAAAAATCAAAGAAGAAGGCGATGAGCACATGGAAGAAGCTGACGACAAAATGGACGAAGCATCATTGGAAGAAATTCTTGCCGAGTTAGATGAACTAGCTAAAAAAGAAGACGACGGCAAGATGATGGAAGCTGAAGACGACGAAGAAGAATCAGAAGAGTCTGATGAAGAAGAAGATGAAGAAATGGACGAAAGTGTTCAAGAAGCTAAAATGTCTAA